AACAAAAGATTCTCATCTAGAAACAGTAGACGATAAAAAATTACAAGGTGATTATTTTGCTAGATTAATACAAATGCCTAAAAGATTAAAATTTGATTATACTTGTAGAAACATACAAGATTGCATTTATAGTAAAATTGTTTGGGGAGTAGATAAGAAAGCCAAAATACATCATTTAGATTTTAAAGAACCTTATCCAGCACGATGGATGCCGATTGAAAGAACCAAGAACAATCTTATTTGGATTAAAGGAATATCATATCCTTATGAGTTAAACACAAAAGAAAATTTACAAATTACAGAAAAGACATATGCAAGAGTTGTAAAATATTATAATGAATGGTATTTATACGGTTTTTCTACAGAACCAAATGATGTAAATAAATATGAATTAATATGAGCGGTAAAATATTATTTTTAGCAGATATTATTGAACAAAAAATACGTAAAGAGAAAGAACTTTCTTTTTATGAAGAAGAATTAGAAAAATTAAAACAAAAGATGGAATATTTAGAAAAAGACATACTTGTTACAAATATTATTATAGACGCAATTACAAATGAAAAATTACAGATAAACGGTAATATGATTACACTTATAGAAGAAGAAAAAAATGAATGAAGATGCCTTAGAAACAACAATTTTTGAAGACGGAAGCCGAATTTTTAAAGTAAACGGACACGATGTTTTTGGGTACTGTAGATATTTGCCTTTTTATCGAGACTGTGTTGAAGTAGCTAAAGATGGATGGCATTTTGTAGAAGTAGGTAGTTTTTTAGGACAATCTTCTTGTGTAATGGCATATTATATAAAAAAAAGCGGTAAAGATATTAAATTTGATTGTGTAGACTTATTTGAGATAAGTGACTACTCAGACGATAAACACGAAGAGTATGTAAAAGAACACGGAGGTGATTTTTTTAAAGCTTTTTTGTATAATATTGTAAAAGCAGAAGCAGATAATTATATAAATACTATTCATAAAGGACATTCTGTTAACGCTGCTGAAGAATATACAGATGATTCTTTAAATATGGTATATTTAGATGCCTCACATGAAACTTTAGATTTGTATTTAGATATGAAGGCATGGTATCCTAAGCTGAAAGAAGGGGGAATATTTGCTGGAGATGACTGGGATCATGAAGGAGTCCCAAAAGCGGTGGCAGCTTTTATGATAAATAATAATATTCCGCAGGAAAAGCTTAATGTTGCTTCTTACGGAACCTGGTTTTTTAAAAAATGAGAGATTGATTTATGAAAATAGGTTTTACTTGTAGTGCATTTGATTTACTACACGCAGGACACGTACAAATGCTTAGAGACGCAAAAGATCAATGTGAATATCTTATAGTTGGTTTACAAATAGATCCTAGTATAGATAGAGCAGATAAAAACGCACCAATACAAACAATTATTGAAAGATATACACAACTTAAAGCAGTTAAATATGTTGATGAAATTATTCCGTATAGTACAGAACAAGATCTAGAAGATATACTACAAATGTATAATATTGATGTAAGAATACTAGGCGAAGAATACCGTGATAAACCCTTTACAGGAAGAGACATTTGTGCTAAGAGAGGAATTGAACTTTACTTTAACAAACGTGAACACAGATTTAGTTCAACTGATTTACGTAAGAGAGTTGTAGATGCAAACAAATAGATTTATATTTGACGTGGATGGAACACTTACTCCAAGTCGCCAGGTCATACAACCAGAATTTAAAGATTTCTTTAAAGCATTTTGTGATGTAAATTATGTTTACTTGGTTACTGGAAGCGATTATCCTAAGACTGTTGAACAATTAGGTAAACCCATCTGTGATGCAGTTGAAAAAATATATAATTGTTCAGGCAATGATGTATGGGTTAAAGGAAAAAACGTACACACAAATGCATGGAAACTATCCGAGGATGCTCATGCTTGGCTGTCCGAACAATTAACCAAGAGCAATTTTGTTTTACGTACAGGATTACACTTTGAACATCGTCCAGGTATGTGTAACTTTAGTGTTGTAGGACGTAATGCTACACTAGGAGAACGTAAACTATATGTGGAATGGGATAACAGTCAAAAGGAAAGAGACCGCATAGCATCTAGTTTTTGTAAATTCTTCCCAGACCTAGAAGCAAAGGTTGGTGGAGAAACAGGAATAGACATTTTCCCTAAAGGGGGAGATAAAAGTCAGATAAAAAATGACTTTAACGAAAACGATAAACTGTATTTCTTTGGAGATAGGATGGACCCAGATGGCAACGACTATTCATTATCAAAGGTAGTTGATGCATCATGGCCTGTAAGAGGCTGGACTGAGACTATGTCATATCTTGAAGAACTGCAAAAAATAGTAACAGCACAATGAAAAGTGATGTAGGAACAATAATTATATCAGACAAAATATACATTAAAAAAGAAGAAGTATATGATATAGCTTCTTTAGAATCTTTGTATACTTATCCTGGTCCAGATGAAATACTCACTACTATTTTAGAGTCTGACACACATTTTATCGTTCCTAGTAATTCTTATCATAAATTAAATTATAAAAAAGTTGTAGACAAAAGAAATTATGAAGAATCAAAAGAAGAATTTTCTTTTAGCGGTAAGCTTCGTTGGGAGCAGCAAGAGGTTGTAGATAAATTTTTTTCTCGTGGTCGCGCTAGATCAGGTATTATTCAAGCGCCGTGTGGTTGGGGAAAAACATATACTGGATGTAGTATTATTGCTCGTAATAACTTAAAAACTCTTATTATGGTGCATACTAAATTACTATTTAGACAATGGATAGAAGAGCTTGAAAAACAAATTCCTAACGTAAAAATAGGAAAAATAGGTGATGGTATTTTACAAGTAGAAAACATTACTGTAGGTATATATAAAAGCGTTTATAACAATTTATCTGACTTAAGAAACGCTTTTTCTATGATAATAGTAGATGAGTGTCATTTGTGTCCCGCAGAGTTATTTTCTACAGCTCTTAATAATTTAAATGCAAAGATAAAAATAGGAATCTCTGCTACCCCAAAACGAAAAGATGGAAAACACGTATTTTTAGCAGACTACTTTTCTCCCTTTTTAGTAGAAGCTAAAGACCCAAATAAAGCAATTGACCCTAGTGTTGAAGTAATTAGAACTGATTTTAGATTTCCTGTAATTGATCCAAAACGAGATTGGTCCAGACAACTTAATAAAATTTGTTCTAATCAAGATTATTTACAATTTATTGCTAACACAGCTATTAATAAAATAGCTAATAACCGTTGTCCTTTAATTTTGGGGGAACGAGTACAGATGCTAAAAGATTTACAAGCACTAATACCAGAAAGTGTGTGTTTAATTGGAGAAACAGATGAATCAACTAGAAAAGATGTTCTTTCTAACGTTGGAGGAAAATATAAAGCTGTGTTATCGACTAAGCTCTTTGATGAGGGTATTAGTTGTCATAGGTTGGATACATTGTTTCTTACTTGCCCTAGCAATAATCCTGTTAAGCTTGAACAACGAGTGGGTCGTATCATTCGTGAACACCCTGATAAATGCAACCCCCTAATTGTAGATTTTTGGCTATCGGGAGCGATAGTTAGTAGACAACAAACTAAAAGATTAGATTGGTATAGAAATCGTGGTTACTACATACTTTAATTGGATTGAGTTAAGTCGTATAGCACGTCGAGACCCTGCTGCAATTGTAGTCTTGACATATGCTCAAACAAAAGATTATAATGAACCATTAGCTTGGGGAGGTAAAAATTTATTACAAATTCTTCGGATTAATCATGTTCCTATGTTTTTATTCCAATCAGGTATATTAAACTCCGTAAAAGGTAAAATTACTTGTACATATAAAACAGAAGATCCGCAGTGTTACATAAAAAATACAAAATTTCTTACATATAATGTAAGTGCCTATGACAAAGCTCTTTACATTAGAGCATTAGCTTATAGACGAATTTCAGAAAAAGAAGATAAAATTCCAAGAATGTATTTTGGAGAAATTAAACCTAACCCTTTTATTACTTACGATGATGATTTTATATATTTTAGATACGAGTCCCTGGTATCAGGGAATTAATCCTATAAATAGAACTAATGTTCAACAAGAAAGGATACACAACAATGGTTTCATGGGATAACGCAAAAGGAAAGAAAGCTACTAATTCTGGTGGACAAAGAAAAGAAATTGAAAGATTAACTTTACCTGTTGGTGATACTAAAATTCGACTAATCGGTGACGTAATGCCTAGATATTGTTATTGGGTTGTTACTACTGAAGGAAAAAAGATGCCTGTAGAGTGCCTTGAGTTCAGTAGAGAAACAGAAGCATTTAACTCTTCTGCAGAAAATCCTTTTAAGGAAATTGACGAAGCTGTTTATTCTGATAAACCTCAGTTTTCTTATGTGTGTAACGTAATTGATAGATCAGACGGTAAAATTAAACTTTTTGATTTACGTTCTACTATCTATGCGCAGATTGTGGACTATGCTACGAATCCTGATTATGGTAATCCAGCAGATCCAGAAGATGGTTATGATATCACAGTTAAGAAAGAAAAAACGGGGCCACTTCCCCAAAATGTAAAATATACTTGTATCCCTGCAAGAAGCAACTCTCCTCTATCTGACGCTGAAAAAGAGCTTGAGCTTTTTGAGCTATCTCGAATCTATAAGCGTCAGACCTATGATGAGCAAAAAGAATGGTTACTTCAAAACACTTCTTATTTTGCTGGAGATGTGGGAGACGAATTTAAAGCAACCGATGAAGGAGTTGATGATTTAGCATGAGTAACAAAAAGTCTTTAAAAGACTTGATTGCTGCTGCTCC